GACGTTCTCCTACGACGGTGCTGGCATCAGCGATAAGGACACCATTCGGTTCCTCATCGGGGACACGAACGCGTCCGAACAGCTCCTGAGTGACGAGGAGATCAACTTCGTAGTGACCCGCTGGAAGGACACCTACAACTCCCTGGAGTACGTGGCGTCCGTCTGTGCGGAGAATCTGGCTGCTCGGTACGCGCGTGAGGCGTCATTCTCGGCTGATGGCGTCTCGGTCAGCTTGGCTGCCGTCGCTCAGCAGTTCCGGGATCTAGCCGCCTCGCTGCGTCAGCAGCACAAGAACTCCCTCGTAGGGGGTATTCCAGATGTGGGCGGCATCTCCCCCTACGAGGGGCAAGACCCCGATATCGCCAACTTCGCCTTCGGCACTGGGATGCACGACGACCTGGAAGCTGGGAACCAGGACTACGGGTCTCGCAACGTCGAGTACTTCATCGCAGAGAGGCAGCCCGGTGAGTGAGTCTGCGTTCGGTGTGGAACACACCGTCTCCAAGGGTCTGAAGCCCGCCAACATGCAGGCGTTAGGTCGAGTAGTCCGAGCTGGGAAGTTCGATCAGAAGGCCGACTACGCGGGAGCCAAGCTCGCCCTGCGCACCTCTGGTGCTCGCCATCAGAACATGGGTCAGCTCGATGCCAAGATGACCATGCGGGACATGAGTCGCACGCGCTTCGGTACTCGCCAGACCAACAAGAACATGGCACTGAAGCCTGGCAAGGTCATGAAGCGGTTCAGCCCCAAGGAGGCGGCGAAGCTGGCTGGTTTAGGCGCTGCTACCGCTGGTGTTTCCTCCGGAGCAGGGGGTTACCTGAGCGGTCGAATTGGACGGTCCAATCGAGTGCAGTCGAAGAAGATCGGTCGCGCTGGTGGGGCGACAGCTGGAGCCTTCGTTGGGCTGGCTGCTGGTGGTCCGGTAGGAGTGGTTCCTGGCGCTCTTGCTGGTGGCTACGCGGGTGGCCACGCCGCTCAGCGCGGTGCTACTACTCGCATCCGAAACAACGAGAAGCGAAAGTACGGAGTATGAGCCTGATTAGCCAGCGGGCGCGAGACTTCGTGCGTACGCGGGCTACTGAGGTCATGGACTACTCCTGTCGGGCGGAGCGGGTCTCACACGGTGGGTACGACGAGACCACCTTGCACTCCACCTCGGCCACCAGGACGACCTTGTACGAGGGTCCCTGTCGGCTGTTCGAGGTGGCGGGAGCAGTAGCACTGAACCTGGGTGACACGGAGATGGAGATCCAGTCCACCCAGATCTCCTTGCCGTGGGACAGTCCGTTGCTGAAGAAGGACGACGAGATTGTCTTGACCGCCACGCCTACCGACGTGGGGATGGTAGGAAAGCGGTTCCAGGTTCAGTCCTCTGCCAAGGCTGGAGAGCTGCGCGCCACCCGGCGTTACGCCGTAACGAGTATGGGGTGACTAGATGTTCTCTGCCTTCGGTGTCGAGCACACCATCTCCAAGAGCTACATCCCCGGCAAGGGGTTCAAGGCTGCCTCTCGACTGACACAGGCTGAGCGTTCCGCTGTACACAACGAGGCGCAGTGGCAGAAGCGACCGGAGAAGTCAGCTCGGCTGAAGCAGCTCAAGGGCAAGAACCAGACCCTCATCCACCCCGGTATCCAGACCCCTCGGGGAAAGCTGACTCAGGTGGAGGTCCGAGCTGAGCGAGCGGATGATTTCTTGGGCAACAGCAACCGAGCACTCCAGGGCTACTCGCTACCCAATGGTCGAGGTGGTGGCCACCTCAAGGTCTTCGGTGACGCCCATAATCCGGAAGAGGTGCTCCGCCACGAGAAGGCACACCTCGATCCGAACCGGAACGCCCATCGATTCATGGAGCGCAGGAAGAAGAGCAAGTTCCGGCTTGGCCGTGAAGAGGGTCGCGCTGATTTCACCGCCGCAGGCAAGGCGACTCCCGGCCAGTATCCGGGCAACAGGGCGTTCAAGCGGGGCTATGACAACGTGCAGAACCGGATGGCTCAGGCCAAGAAGCCGCCGCGTACCTTCACCGTGTCTCCTGGCGGAACAGTGAGGGAGAAGAAGTGACCACCGTTGCCTCAGCTGACATCACCCGCCTGGCCAACGCGATGCGGGAGAGCGCGCACGACGCAAACATCACTACCCAGCAAGTGATGATCGAGAGCGCCAACTACCTGCTCTCGGAGATGCAGGCTCGGGTACCAGTGGACACCGGAGAGCTCCGCAGCTCACTGACGGTCAAGGTGGAACAGAACCGAGTCCTGGTTGGCCCCACCGCTGCCTACGCGCCGTACGTGGAGTTCGGGACCAAGCCGCACGAGATCAAGCCCAAGAACGCTGGTGGAGTGCTGGTGTTCAACGTGGGTGGACGCAAGGTGTTCGCTAAGAAGGTGAACCACCCAGGTACCAAGGCTCAGCCCTTCGTCCGCCCTGCCTACGAGGCATGGGTGGGAAGCGTGGCACCCCTGGTGGGCAAGGCCAACGTGAAGAACCTGGTCGAGAATGCCTAGCTCTATCTCGCGTGGCCCGATCACCACGCGCCTGATCACCGAGCTGGAGACCGAGGGGTTTCCGGTCGGGGACAACACCATGCCCGCCACCCCCTACGGGTGGCAGGGAGAGCCGAACGAGACCACCTCCTCCTTCACTCCCTGGATGTCCATCGCAGCCCTGACAGCCACTCCGCAGACCATCATGTCGATGGGTGACACCGGGACTGAGTGGCGGCTGGCCTATGCGGTCTTCTACGCGGGCATCAGCAGGAAGCAGTGCGAAGCTCTGGGCGACCGGATGCGCAACCAGCTGACCAACATCGCGCGAGAAGCCATCAGCACGGACACTGGTTCCTGGAGGATCCAGAAGGTCTCCTGCTCGGGGATCGGAGCCTCCACCAAGGTGGGCTCGGCCTACCCGGACTACTTCTCGCAGACAGACATCTACGAAGTATGGATTACCAAGGAGAGATGATGCCCAAGACCAAGTGGATCGAGATCACCTACGACGACCAGACGGCTCGTGTTCTCCCTGAGTCCGTTCCTGCCTGGGAGGAGAACGGCTGGACCGTCGTAGAAGATGGTAGTAGCGAGTCTCAGCCAGTGGAGAAGGCTGAACCCGCTAAGTCGCAGCCGCAGCAGCGGCCCGAAGACAACAAGGAGTAACGATGGCTCGCATCATTCCCAATGAGAACACTTGGGTTGGTTTCGCGGCGGATGGTGCGATCACCAACATCTCCGCTCCGACTGCTGCACAGGTAGCTGCCGCAGTGGATCTGACCCCGTTTGTGATCTCCCTGAACGCGTCTGCTCGTGGCAACACGGTGCCGACCCCCAGCTTCGACTCGCTGTTCGAGACCAGCACCGCTGGTACCTCGGCTGCGACCTTCGACGCTGACTTCTACCGTGACGACGAGACTGACACCGCCTGGGACACGCTGGTTCGAGGTACTCGGGGTCACTTCATCATCAGCCGCTTCGGTGGTGCTGGCACGGCCAACCTGCCGATTGCTGCTGATCACGTTGAGGTCTGGCCGGTCATGGTCACCTCGCGCACGATGGCCAACATGAGCTCCAACACCGTGCTGACCTTCACGGTCTCCTGCTCGGTGAACATCGAGCCTGCGGAGAACGCGACTGTCGCGTCCTAGTACAACTACATAGCATTACTTTCCTACCGCCCAAGGAAGGCAGAACATGTCCGAGAAGGATGCCAAGGCGCAGACTGCGCGCCAGCAGCAGAGCGAGAACTCCAAGGCCGCAACACTGGACCTCCTGAAGTCCAAGAAGCGAGCCACTCTGGAGTTCTCGCTCTACTTCACTGATGAGGATGGCGAGCAGAACGAGGTCGCTCTCAAGTACCAGGCCATCGGGATGCGGGAGTACGACAAGCTCGTCTCCAAGCACCCGCCGAAGGCTGAGCAGCGACTCGAAGGGGCGTCCTTCGACATGGACACCTTCGCCCCGGCGCTGATCGCTGCGGTGTGCGTGGAGCCTGAGATGACCCCGGCTGATGCCAAGGAGATCTGGGAATCCCCGGCATGGTCTCGTGGTGACCTGATGGTGCTCTTCCGTAACGCTGTCGAGCTGAACAACAGGGGTATCGATATCCCTTTCAGCGCGAACGGCTGAGGGTAGATCCCAACTTTCAGCTGGAGATGTCTTACTGCTTCGAGCGAGGAATCCCTCACTCGGAGTTTTTGGACTGGGATGCCGAGGACCGATCAAAGGTCCTCGCATTCGCTTTAGAGCAGTCCGAGCGCTGTGACCAGTGCGGCACAGCACCTTGGGAGTGGGAACAGGACAAGTTCGCCTATACCGCTGTCGAGGTGCTGTGTAAGGGCTGCTACCAGAAGAGCGTTTTCTCGGACACCGAGTCCAAGTCTCTCCCAGGGACTAACGTTCGTCTCGTTCCTACAACACCGCAGCTCAAGGCACAGATGCGCGTGACAGCAAACCGTAGAGCGAAGATGATGACCCTGGAGGATTGAGATGACTGATAACCAGGACATCAACACTAATGTCGTACTGACAGCGGATACCGCTCAGTACGACCGCTCTATGCAGCAGTCCGCTGCACAGACCGATTCCCTGGGCAGCTCAGTCGACTCGCTCACCAAGAAGCTCGACTCGATCACCAAGACCGCTGGTAAGGCGTTCCTGGGTATCTCCGCTACCGATGTCGCCACCATCACCGCA